TCTTTACTCCGGTGATGTTTCTTGTACGAGTCTTTTTGTCGTAACTATCTTCGGAAATTGTGAAAGCCCAAGACATCTGTGTTACAAGTCCTGATTCGATATCTTCATACATCTCGCGTGAAGCCTGAGTTGAAGATAAGTCTGCTCTAATGAAGATGCCTTTATCATCTTCTGTAACCTCCAAAGTGCCATTCTTCTGTCTTGCGAATACTCGGCCTTCGTGGTTGTATAAAAAAAGGATGTCGGTTTTATCCGCACCCTTTAGAGCATCTCTGCTAATTGTTTCGTAGTATTTGTTGCCTTTCTCATCCTCAAACATTTCGTATGGATCATCGAAAGTGGTTGCATATCCTTCAACGATGTAAGACTTCTTCTCTTCATCGTCTTTTTTGCATGCGCGCAACTCAATAGAACGATATTCTCTATTGTCTTTAACCATTTTTTCATCTCCTAATAAACGCCATAAATAGCGCATATTTTAATACCGCTGACGGTTGTTGCAGCGGTACCGTACAAACTAAATACCTGTCCAATTGAAACAGCATCTTTATTTCCGTTATTCCAACGAACACCACATTGTGCTACATTCCAACGGTTTCTATCACCAAATGAGTTCATAGCACCACTTGATACGAAGAAACCTACTTCACCACTAATTTGAATTGGTGTAAGTAACGGAACGTCATATACCCAAGTACCACCAGTGTTGGATGCATCACGATAACAAACAAAACGAATAATTTTAAACTCGTTTAAATTCATACCGGTTATGTTCCAAGCATCCCATTCTCCTGAAGAGCCTGTGGTGATTAGCATTCCGTTCTCATCAATGTATGTACTGTTTAAAGTACCGTCAACGTGAAGTCCACCTTCATAGTCATACAAGAGCTTATCTTGTTTAAGTGGAATGTAAGTGTCCTCTAACATTCTCCAAGTGTTGGTATCATCAACTTCAATAACAACTTCGGTAGTTGCGCCTGTGTCCATATCAACATCTTGCGCTGTGAAGGTTATCTTTTGCGAGGTGTGTGTTCCCATTGGAACGTGGTTACCGTTGTAGCAACATTCAATTACTTGGTCGCTTACTGCACCAATAAGTTGGTTGAACGTATAATCAGCAGTAACAACACTACCTTCTTTTGTAATGTGTACAACGATAGGTTTGATATCATTAAGTGAAAGTGTTTGACTTTCTTTGCTCCAAACGTCTGCACTTGTTAAATTAAATAACTTTGTAGCAAGTGTTGAACTGTAATAACGAGTACTCTGCCATAAGATATGTGAGTTATCTCGTTCATATACTGTGTAGGTTTGGTCTTGATACTTTAAAATTACCCACTGCATTCGGTTTATAGCCGCCAAGATTTGAGCGAAGGTATAATCGGCATATAATGTGCCACCTTCTCCGTCTTGGAGGTGAACAACAAATGTAGTTAAGTTATCTACTTCGGACTTTGAGTATGTTTCTGACTTTGTATATACGTTTGAATGTGTGTGTTCAATACTTGCATACAAGTCGTTATGATTATGTCCAATATCCGAATAATCATTATCGTGGTTGTGATTAATAGATGAATAAATGTTATCGTGATCATGGTTTATTGCTGAATAGTCCTCATCGTGATTATGGTCAATAGCGGAATAGTCACTGTCGTGGTTATGGTCGCTTGCAGATGCGCCAACGTCTTCATAATCAAGTACGACTTCGCCAGTCTTACCATTTACGGAAACTACTGAGCTACTGCCTCCGCCTCCAACGTAACCAGCATCAATTACCTTTCCAGTATTGAGTGTGATTATTAAATGACCGTTTTCATCAATTTCAGCCTTTGTAATGTAAATTGATGTTCCTGATGATCCTGAACGACCACGGACATTTCCACAGTCTACTTTTCGGCCATCAGTGAAGTGTAAATACAAGTGGTCTTCTTTTATTTCAGCCTTATCAATACCAATACCGTCAGTACCGTCTCTACCGTCCATCCCATCGCGGTAATCAATACCTTTAACGGGAGTGTAGCCATCAGTACCGTCTTTACCATCGCGGCCATTAATACCAATTCCATCTTTACCGTCTTTACCATCTTTACCATCAATGCCAGGCAAACCTTGAGGTCCGCGTTCTCCCTGAGGTCCAGTGAGTCCTCGTTCACCTTGTGGTCCTGGTTGCTTTGATAGTTCTTTAAAGTCTTCTTGGAGTTTCTTTAGAGCTTCTACAATGCGTATTTCACTCATTTATCACAACCCCATTCTGTTTAATGCTTCTTCAACTACCTTTTCACGAAGTTCATCATCATTAACTTGAGGTTCCTCTTTAGGCTCCTCTTCTTTATCATTTGAAGGCTCTTCATCTTTACCATCCTCTACAAAATAAAACTCTCCACGAATTGGTGACTTGTCACCATCAGGGAGAGGAGAATAGTTAAGGAGTTCTCTTGCTTCGTTGATAGTAATAAATCCTCTATCGCCAAGTTCTTTTACAAGAGATACCTTTTCTGATGTCGTCATGTATTGTAAACGGTTAGCGGTTACAAGTACTTCAGCGCCATATGCCTGTTCATGAGCGTTGAAGGTCATGTTTGTAAGTACTTCGCTCAACTGAATTGCAAATGGTTCAATAGCGCCTTCAAAGAATGCATCCATCTGTTCACCAACAGCGCGGTTCTGTACTATGTCAACATTGACTCCAAAATAATCGTGCACGTTGGTTTGAATAATCTTCATTTGTTCAGCATCAACTGTGAATGGTTTAGATTCAATTTGCTTTATGTCATCGTAAGTATTTGGGAACAACAACATACCGCCAGCATCAGCTGAGAAGTTCTTTCTATTAAATTCTTTCTGCTCTGCCGCGAGATCATCAGGGCTCTTAAAGTTTGTGAGCCTTGCCATAAATCTAAATGCAGCTGCGGATTTGATACCTTCCTCAATGCCTTGGTTCTGCATGTCTATCAAACTCAAGGTTGAATTCAAGGCTTTATTAGTTTCTCCGAAGAAGTCATCTTTGTACTGGAACTTAGTTAAAATTCCGCAACGTGATGCTTCAATTGCTCCTACTTTTCCAGTGGAGAACTGATACCTTAACCACGCTTTGTTTTGATAATCAACAATCGAACACTGAGAAGGCAAAACTGGATAATAACCAATTTGGTCGCCATATTGATTTGTTACTGGGATAATGAAACAAGTGTTTTGCATATCCAATATTGTTGAAGTTCTGTACAAGAACTGTGACCAAGTTTGGTATGGATTTGGTCTTATTCTCATTCTGCTTTGGAGCCTTGGCTGTGCAGCACCTACAAGTTCAACTCTTAGCTTTGAAATATGTCTTGCTCTCGAGTCGATTGCAGCTCTTACAAGTTCGCTCTCATATAAAGCACCATTGTAGGTTTTAAAAGCAGGCTTGTATGCTGTTAAAGTCTCAAAAGAAGTCTGTCCTACTCTTTCAGCAGTTACAGTTCCTTTTTGGCCACCAAAGAGGTTTTGAAATAAACCCATTTGATTACCTCCTTGCGTTTTCTAATTGTCCGCCAATCTCAGAGAAGTATTTTTGCCTTACTGTGAATGCATCCAGTAAAGAAGCAACTCCATCTATCCTTTGACGTGAATTTATTTTTACTAACCGCACTTTGTTCGATTCAGCATCTATTTTTAACGCGGAATTGAATAAATGTAGTTTAAGTAAGTCATTATTACCGAAGTCTATCTTTTTATCCTTGATTAAGCCTTCAGTTTCCTTGATTATAGGACTTAAATTGAAGCCCTGATATACATCATCCATATTGAAGCCATAATTGGTCATTTGTTGCACCAAATACGCCGCCGAAAATCGGTCATAACCGACTTTTAATGGATAAATCTTGTATTTTTCAATTAAATCAGTAAACCAACGGAAACAGTCGTTGTAATCTACGAAGTTTTCGCCACTTTCCTGTAAAAATCCTCTTTGAATGTACATTTTGTACGGTACACCATCAAAAGACTGCATGTATTCAACCTTTTCTGATGGCATAAAGAACTTAGCAAACACATAAATGGTTCCGTTCTTCTCAACCGCCAGTGTACAAGCTGTTAAGTCAGTGGTTTGAGACAAATCTATGCCTCCAACAGCGTAACAGTTCTCAAAATCCTCAAATTTAAGGTCATTTCCACTGAAACAAGCCTCAATTTCAGTCGCATCAAACCAAGCAAGCGCAGAGTTCTGTTTTACGTTGCAATATTTGGTCAAAAACTCGGTTTTCTTTGAATAAGAGCCTTCAGCAACCGCAATTTCCTCTTTCAAGTAGTCTTCAGTGACTGAAACACCTAAATTTGGGTTAGATTTCTTTAATTCGTTGATGTCGTTCCACTTTTCAGGGTCATCAACCATATAAATAAAGGGCAATAGTCGTTTCTCTTTGGAGGTTCCACTGAGAAGGGCTGTTGCTCTTTTAATTAACTCATCATATATACCGTCATTTTCGTAGCCTGCAGTAGAACAACTGAAAAGCATACCTTCAGGTCGAGCGCCCATACCGGATTTAAGTACTTCATATTGCTTAAGTCCGTTATCACCAGGCCACGCTGCAATTTCATCGCATATAGCAAGTGAAGGGTTAAAACCATCGGACTTCTTTGCGCTGAAGGCTATCTTTTTAACGGTTGAGTTTGTAGCCTCCACATAAAGGTCACTTTGTCTATGTTTTGCAAGACCACTTTTGTCTTTTAATCGTTTATTGTGCTCGTCAGCAGAGTTTTCAATTTCCATCTTGAGCGCTTGCCATTCAGGATCAAGTAAAACGTGTTGCCAAATATCGTTGTAGATGATATCTGCCTGGTCAAGTTTTGGAGCAACACAATACACTCTTGTACCGTATCCACCATCAACCCACCAAATGTATTTTGCAATGGCCGAAGCCAGTAACGATTTACCATTCTTACGAGCTACTACCAAAACCACTTCGCGGAACTGTCGGTTACCGTTCTCATCCACCAAACCGAACATAGCTGAAAGCATTGCCTTCTGCCACAGTTCGAGTTTCAATGAATTTGGTGCCTTTGGGCCTTCAGAGTGGAACGCGTGTGCTTCAATCCACTCGATTGCATCATCAGCCTTCTTTTCATCGAAGATTAACTCTCCGCTTTCCATACACTCAACAATGTATGTGTAGATTTTAATGATCCAGTCACCTACAGTGACCTTGCCATCAACTATTTGCTGATAATACTCATAAATATGGTTATTTTTCTTTATTTTTTTCTTAGTTGCCATAGCTCCTCACAACTTACTCTCTCTTGGGGCAAAATTCTTAGGAGGCAGACCGGTGTTCACAATTAGACCACAGTCTACTGA